TGCCGTCCTTGCCGTCTGCCCCGGCAGGGCCGGGAGGCCCGGGGGTAAGCTCGATGTCCTCAATTTTCTTGTTTAAGTCAGTGCGGACTTGCCAGGTGCTTTCCTCGGCTTTCCGCACTGCATCGATCTGTGAGCCGGTGAATGTGCGCCGGGTCGAACCCAGCGTGATCTGTGTGTTGCCGGGGTCAAGAATATCCGGGGCCAGCTCCATCAACGGATATGACGCGCTGTAGCCGTGGGGCGTACTGACCAGGGCGGTCATTCTGCCAACCCGGAAATGCTGGATGCCCTCTTGCCAGCCCAAATCCACCGCCTTGCAGGTGATGGTCTCCGGCATGGACAGACCATTGTCGGCCAGCGCCGCCTTCGCTTTCGCCCGAAGGTTGGTGTCAACGGTCACATCGCCCCATTTGATGTGCCGGGTAATGCGCCCATATGTGGCCACGCCGGACTTGCTATAGATGGTTTTCCCGGACTTCACCAAGTCATCCGTCAAGTCACCGTCCGGCAGATTCCCGATGGTCAGTCCATCCTTGCCCTCCGGAAGAATAGCGGTGTAAATGTCCGCACCGTCCGTCTCGCTGGACAGGTCAAGAAGATTTTCGGCGAATTTCACCGTCTGCGTGTTTGTCAGCGGCAGCGCGGCGTAATAGTCCAAATAATTGCCGTCATCCTCGTAACGGATCAGCAGATTCCCGCCCAGAGAAGATTTGAACAGCTTATCGGAAATAGTGGTCATCGCCGTGGCGTACTCCTCAGAGCTGCGGGCAATGTAATTGTTCGGGTCGGACACGGTGACCACGCCGGGCTTGATCTGCTGCTCTGCAGTCACCTGCGCATTGTGCTGTGACAGAATCCAGCGGAAGAAAAACTCCACCACATTCCCGCTTGCGGCGGCGGCCTTATAGGCAGCGTCATCCTTGAAATCCCCCGGAAAGTTGAACGGTGGTATGATGCTGTCATTCAGCACCGCCATAATGCCCTCTGTTTCGATTTTGTGCGCCCCGTAGAAGTCTTTTATATCGCTGGTTATTCTTCCCCTATATATAGGAGAAGTGCCGTCCAGCAGCTCCACAAGGCCACTCATGCGGCGGAGATTGCTTAAATAGGGATGTTCTGCGTCCACCGTAAAGGACATTTCCCCGGCCTTGCTGACCGCCAGCTTCACAGAGGGGTCACGGACGATTAGTTTTTCATCCGCAAGGCGCGGGTCATACAGGATATAGTTTTTGTATTTGAGTTGATACATTACAGGCTCGCCTCCTGGTATGTCACAGTGATGCTACCTGTGCCGCTTGCGACTTTTGCTTTCAGGGTATTGCTTCCAGCCGCAAGCCGGATGTCCGGCAAAATATGATCTCCCGCGCTGATGTTGATTGTGCTGCTGCCCCAAAGCAAGGTGGTGTCCTGGGCCACCGTGATAGTAGGGATGACAGGCCGGCGCTCGTTGGGTAAGGATAGCTGTTTGTAGGTTGTGCTAAGGTCAGAGCGGGAAACCGTGGTTTTTGCGTTCTTGTATTTCCACGGGTCGCAGTCAACCGTGACCGGGATAGTCTGCATCATTTTGACAAGCCCCACCTGCCCAACGGAGCACCGCCCACTGTAAAAATGGGCGGTGTCCTCAGGAAATGTTATTTTAACGAACTTGCCGTGGACTTTGTTGCAGAAATCGGAAATCGTAGCAGGCCATGTCTTGCCGCTCACCGTATCCACGCCGGTGAGATTCAGTATAATAGTGCGGTTCTTATAGGTGACTTCTCCGGTCAGCACTTCGGACGCATCCAGCAGGCCGTCCCGGCCCGGAACATCGATCATATTCGTGCGGACTTCCGGCAGAGAAATGGACTTGCTTGCAAGCAGCAGACCGTATTCTGTGTAAGTGTCCTTTCCGTCAAAGCATACTTTCCCTATCATATGGCCCTTGCCCTCCTCGCGTTGATTTTGGCCAGTTCTTCATCCATGCCTGGGGCAAGCAAACCGACAACCTGTCCACTGTCCATGATGACTTTCATATTTGCCAACATAGGCAAGTACTGTTCAAGCAGCATTATAATTCTGCTGGATCCTCCGCTTGCTACGCCGTAAGCTCCACTTGCATAGTTTCCGCTGATATTTGCTCCTGCCGTAATGGATCCAGCAGAAAAACTCATGTCACCCTCTATGTCTTTTTTTACAGATGCAAATTCATCGCTAAACCCTTCCCCCAATCCTTCGGCCATGAATCCACCGATCCCGGCAAATACCTTAGACGGAGAGTGTATGCCCAAAATGCGCTTTACGCCGCCAACAAGGCTGTTTACCTTGTCATTAAACCAGTTTTTGATGTTATCCCACATTCCGGCAATGCCGTCTTTCAAGCCCTGAACGATGTTTCTACCGATGCTGCCCCAGTCATAATTTCGGATCGTGTCAGCAATGGCCGCGATAATACGCGGGACGGCTGCAATCAGTTCCGGAATAGCTCCGATGATGCCGGTAATCAGCGATACAATGATCTGCGGCGCTGCAAGGATGATCTTGTCAAGGTTGTTCACGATGCCATTGATAAACGCGATAATCAGAGTAGGCACAGCCGCCACAAGCTCCGGGATGCACTTGATAATTCCGTCAATCAGCGCAAACAGCAGGTCAATTCCCATCTGAATAATGTTCGGCAGCTCTACAATGATTGCGGCAAGCAAGTTGCCAATAATCAGAGGTACTGCCGCGATAAGCTGCGGAATCGCGTCAATCAGTCCGTTTGCAAGCGTCATAATCAGCAGGATTGCCGTTTCAATGAGCTGCGTCAAAAAGTCCGGGCTTGTCAGCATTTGCACAATCGTCAGGGTCACTTGCACAATGCCGTCAATGAGCGTGGGCAGGTTTTCTATCAGGCCATTCGCGAGGAAGAAAAGAATGTCGATTGCCGCCTGTGTGATTGCTGACAAGTTGTCAATGATTCCTTGCCCTAATGCCCCAACAAGAGTTACGGCTGCCTGCAAAAGCATAGGTAAGTTGTCGGTGATGGTGGTAATCACCATCGGAATAATGGTAGTTGACGCCGAAGAAACAAGCTGTGAAATACCCCCCAAGATAACGCTAATACGCGGTATGATGTTCTTTCCAACAGCGACAACACTATCCACAAAATTCCCTGTCAGCGCCATAAAATCTGCGTTATCATCAGCTATGCCGGTAAGCAGGTTACTCCATGCACCTTTCATGGATGCAACAGATCCTTGAATTGTATCCGCCGCTTCCCTTGACGCATACCCTTGCATTCCGACCATTTCAATATAGTCTACAAGAGCGCTTTGGCAATCTGCAAGGTTTTCTATCTGGTATGCTGTGGCGCGCCCGTTTGCGTCGTTCCAGTCATTTACTTTATCAATGACTTCCTGAAATCCTTCCTTTGTTGGCGTGATGCCAATTTGCAGGTTGTCCAGCATGGTATAGTTGGACTTCATGATCCCATTGAAAGCATTTTGCACGGCTTCCTGGGAATTGCCAGTTGCCGCCACCACATCAGCCTCCGCATTGATTATTCTGTCGGCCAGTTCTGCCGCCGCCCGTTCATTGCCGCCAAGGGCTGTTTTTAGGCCTGTGGCAAATCCGTTTACCTGTTGCAAATAGTCATTCTGGCTCATTTGAACGGTGCTGTATGCGTTCTTTGCCTTGTCTGCAATATAGTCATAGGCTTCGCCAAACATAAGCTTTGCGCCGCCAACCAGTTGTTCATACTCAGCATAGTTGTTAAGCGCGTTTTTCGTAAGCACGGCAATGCCGGTAGCAGCCGCACCTACAGCTGCGGCGCCGACTTTAGCCGCAGCGGCAAGCCCATTTTTGAATTTTCCTGATAATGTCTCTACATTTTCGCTTGCCTCGTCTTGCACAGATATTTTCACAAACAGATCAAGAAGATTCATGCGTTCACCTCGCTCTCTTTGTAAATTCTGAAAATTATTCGTGACATTTCATTGGTAGTATGGTATGCTATCGGCAAGGAGGGATTATTTATGATAAGTTTTAACAAAGATTCTGCGTGGGACTTAAAGCCGATTCCCGTTTCCGATGTGCGTGGTGAAGTGAATGGCTTGTTGATTGACGGGGAAGAAATCGCTGCCGCATTTAAGACCGTCCGCGACCAGCTGATTTTTACTAACAAGCGAGTCATATCGGTTGATGTGCAGGGGATTACAGGGAAGCGCAAGTCCTTCAGCTCTATGCCCTATTCGAAAGTGCAGTTTTTTTCCGTGCAAACCCCAGGCTTTGCCGAAATCATCCCGGATAGCGAACTTGTTCTGACATTCTCCAATGGTTATGTCGCAAAGTTCGAGTTTAAGGGAGGCACAGACATCGGGAAAATCGGAAGAATGATTTCTGATTATGTCCTCAAGTAACGCATATTCGCCCGCCGCCCCTTCACGGGGCGGCTTTTTTAACTTGTAACCCGCAACGATTGACAATATCGCTGGTGATTTCTTCACAGGAGCGATTGTCTTTTTTGCTCACATCTATAATTTCAATATATCGCTTATCGATTGAAACGCCTGCGCATCGCTCGCATATTGCTTTAAGCAGGTCAGCAGAATAAATTCGATATGCTTTTTCTTCTGCATCCTGCTTGTACCGCGCTACACAGTATGCCAGAAATGGCTTTACTCTTTGGCTTCCCCGATATTCTCCTGCACAGAGCCGGACGGCGTTTCTGCCGTCTCGGTCTGCGCAGATGTAAAAAGGTCCGTAAAGGCCTCGTCCGTCATAAGCTCAGTAACATCAACCAGCAACTTGGCAAGCGTCAGCCCAGCGGCATATTTTTTTGCAGTCACGCCTTCCACAGCCGCCAAAATTGCGATCAGATCTTTCTTGTGTCCACGCAAAAGCAGCGGAGCAGATTTCTTAACCCTTGCCAATACAAAGTCCTTTGCATTTACGCCATCCGGGAGCTTCTGACGCTGAAACAACGCTGCGGCTTCTTTGTCCTCGGCTATGTTGGCAATAGGATCGATAATGTCTGCGATAACATCAAACACTCGCTCCCCTTTAATTTTTGACAGTTTCATGGTGTTACGCCTCCGCCGTACCGGCCTTGATGTAGATTTCGAATGGCACAGTGTCCTGTTCGCTCATGGAGTAGTGGGCCGTATACTCAAACGCGAACTGCCCCTTCGCCTTGTCGCTGGTCTTCAGCTGGAAGCCGCCGGTGGACAGTGCGTTCATCAGGTGGATGGCGATAAAGCCTCCATTTGTTTCCCCGTTCATATCGGAGTAGTCACCCACAATCCAAAGGTCATCAAAGTCGGAATCCTTGAGATTGTTTCTCGGTGTGATCTTGGTGGCGTCTGCCGTACCGATATCCGCCGCCCCGCATAGGCTCTTAGCGATTGCAGTATCTGCATTTACAAATGTACCGCTGGCTTTTGCATCCCAGCCGTCCACCATTTTCAGCTCCTTGGTATTCTTGGGGCAGTTGTCGATGTCCTCTCCAAAGTCCGTATAGGTCGGAGTGGCGGTAAAATTGATCCCGCCGGTGGTCGCGCCGATCTGACCGGATTCGCCGATGGTGCCGGTGGCTGGAGTAAAGTCAGTGGTCAAAATACCGGCGTTGATCTGGAGCTTCTGAAATGCATCGGAGGGAATTTTAGTGAATTTCATATTTTCTTCCTTTCATCAGTTTTGCGATAGGTATTCCACCGTGATGTTGAGATACCTTCGCTTGATGTTTTTATCGCTTTCGTCCGCGATGTTCTGACACCACGGGGAGCCACGCTTGATCCACATTGCTCCGCCGTCATAGGCGACCATACAGCCGCCCATGCCGATTGCGTCGCTGATTTCTTGTGCCTTTGCGTTGGGCATCGCTTCGCTCTCGGTGTAATACCAGAGGTTGACCGTCAGCGCGATCTCGCCGCTCTCCCATGATCCTGTGATAAGCTCATAGGTCAGCCACGGAAAGGTCGCGTCCTCCGGCACATTCGAGGTCGGATACGACGGGAGGAATTGAGAGAACCACGCATGGAGCGCCTTGTCCTTTGTCATTTCGGCAGCTCCTTTCGCTCTGCGGTGAAGAATTTCAGAGCCTTAATGATTGCGCCCGCAGACCTCGGCGCGGTCTTTTCCTCGGGATTTGAGGTCACCCGATAAGTCAGCCCCGTTTCCGCGTCCCGGAAATAGTCGCCGTACTCAATGGGGACGTTCTGATTCACCAGTGCGGAATACACCGAGGTCACGCCCTCCTTCTCCGCCCTCCGCGCCTCCATAGAGGTATCGAGGGCCTGATAGTTGAGAAATTCAGCGCCGTCCACCCACTCTGTGATGTAGCCGCCAGCGCCATCCTCCGCGCGCTTTTTCTCGATCAGCACGCACTTTTTACCAAACGCATCCAACAGCATTACGGCTCCACCCCCTTGAGCTTGCGCCAGTCATTTAACCGGCCTTTAAAAGTGCTCTGCCAGCCCGTCCCAGCGCTCGTGTCGGCATTTCCGCCGCTCGCCTTGGTGTAACTGTACCCGCCGAAGCTTTCGCTCGTGTACGGGCTTAAAACGGCTTCACCGTTCTTTTCTTCCCACGCGGCGATATCTTCGGCAAGCACAACCACAGCCTTTGGCACCGCCAGCGCCCACACCGTCCCGGTAAAGGTTTCATCCGCCAGGTCAGCCGCCGGATATTGATGCAGACCGTCATTAAACACAGAGCCGCAGATGCGGAAATATTGATTGGTCAGGAGAAAGGGCAGCGTAATGCTGCCATTCTCCACGGTGAACGTGCCCTCGTGAATCTCCACAAGGAACCAGTTGTTCAAGTGCCGTAAGACCTGTTCAAGCATTGCGCCGCCCTCCTTGTTAAGCCACAGAAGCGATGATCTTCGCGATCTGGTTGCCGTCCGTTACCTTGGCACCATAGACGTGCAGACCCTTCACGCCGTCGGCAAAGCGGGATTCCATGCGGTAGCCCTCGGTCTTGATGATCTGCTCCGCGTAGGTGGTTGCAGTTTCGACCTGTGCCGTGATTTCAAAATACGGGGTCTTGCCGGTGTCCGTACCGGTGCCGGTCTTGACGTTGTTGCTCATAAACACGGTAAAGCCAGCCACGCGGCCAACCTGACCGTTAAGCAGCGCATCCTGACCGGAAGTCGCGGTGCTCTTGGCAAAACGGTCGTCCAGAAGCAGCAGCGCATAAACCTCGGGCGGCACGACGAGGGTGCGGCCGGTGTTAGGAACATTCGCCTTGTCCAGCTTCGTGCGCAGCTTCACGATGTTTTCGTACACGTTGTCCTTGGTCAGCGCAACAGGAGCGGAAGCAGCGCCCACGGTGTTGCCCGCAGCGGCTCCGGCGGCAATAGTCTTGAGCAGGAACGCATCAGACGTGTCAGCCAGCGCGTACGCGGCGCGCCCCATTGCGGTGTCGATCAGGTCACCAGCCGCCTGCACCTTGTCCACATCGTCAACCTGGAAGTTGAAATACTTGCACTGGTCGATAACGAGGGTCTGGTCGGTGGTGGTCAGCGCATCGGGCGCGGCAATGTCGGTGTTCTTGGTATAATCCTTGACCGTGATCGCGCCGATGCTGTTGATATGGACGGTATCGCCCTGATTGGCGATAACGCCCTCATAGTTGCGGTTAACAAGGTTCGTCGCAACGTGGGACTTCTCGAGGGCGTAGAGAAGACGTGCGCTCCAAAGCTCGGGGATAAAAGTGGTAACAGCCATGTGTTAAACTCCTTTCTGATTCAGGGACGCTTTGATGCTGTCCCAATTTGCATTGATTTCCGCAGCACTCATATTCTTGATATCTGCGGTCGTATAATTCTTTGCAGGGGGATTCGCCGGGGGATTGGCGGGATTCGCGCCCCTTGTCTGCGTGGTGGAGACAAGCCCCTTGTAGGTGCCGTCTACGAGTGCATCAAGGCTCTTGGTGTCCTTGATCTTGTCACCGTCCATCTCCAATGCGGCCATTTCTTCGCCACAGCCGCGCATCGCAAGGTCCAAATTCGCGCCGGTGATGTTTTTGCTCTCAAAGTAAGCACGCACGGCCTTTTCCTTTGCCGCCTTGCTTTCCTTTGCCGTGATGTCGGTCTTAAAGGCTTCAAAGGCCGAGTGTTCCTTCTCGTACTTCTCCTTGTAACCGCCGTCACCCGCTGCCTTGAGGTCGTCCAACTGCTTCTGAACGCCGGGCAGCTTCTCCGCATCGGCCTTGTAGCGGGTCACATCCGCCTTTAGGCCGTCCACGGTGTCGGTATGCGCCTCGATGATGGTATCAACCTGCTCATCGGTAAGCCCCATACCCTTCAAAAGTTTTCGTGTAAGTGCCATGACACTATCTCCTTTTCTTCGGTTCCGTTCCTTCGGAAACGATAGTTTTATAAAAACCGCTGTCCTTTGCGGTAATTAACAAAAAGAGCCAACTGCATACAATTTGTAAGCAATTAGTTCCTATTTTAGTTCGTCCTCCAATATCTTCCGGTATTGGATGGCATGGTCGGCGGCAGCAGGTTTCAAAAACGGCTGTGCCTTGTTGCCACGCGTGTAATGCCAGTTCCCCTTTGCGTCCTGATACACCCACGGTGTAGGCCGTCCGCCGCCGCCCTCGGCGTAAATGCCGGTGCCAAGCTCAACATAAGCGGCATACTCGTTGTCCGTTCCGATGATTGCCGCCGGTTCCTGCTCGTCTACCACATGGGTAATGCTGTTCCGCAGATTGCCAGTGTCAACGGGGCACAGCTTTTTCGCATATCCCTCTGCCACCAGCCCGCATTTTTCAAGCCCGCGCAGCAGCGCCGCTTTGATGGCGGCAGAGACTTCTTTGCTGTTGTCGGTGATTTCAACGCTCATCACAAAATACCTCTTGACTTTTTTACGGGGATTGCATATACTGACAGTGAGGAAACTTATGTTTCCGTTTTTCGAGCCGAACCTCTGCCCATTGGCGGGGGGGCGGCTCATTTTTTGTATCTTCTCGCAAACAGCAATTCCCCCGAACCATTGATTGCAATTATGTCAAAGTCAAAATCTTGCTTTCTGCGTGCTCTCATGTCCACAGTTCTTTTCAATTCATTTTCGTCAATGCCATTGCCGCACTGCAATATAATTCCTCCGGGATTGCTTTTAATTTGTTTTATAGCACTTCGTACTGCGGAATCTGCGGCTTTTGCGGTTGATATGCTTTTAAGTTCCCATTGTTTTCCGCGCCACAGATAATCCGGTGTTTTTGCCCCCTGTGTATTTGCTTCTTTCAGCAGTACGATCTTCCCACCTAATTGCTCTCTGAGCTGGTCTGCAACCTCTATTTCTGTTTTGTGGTCTTTTATGCGATATCCGTTCTCATATCGCACTTTGCCCATGCGTGGCGTGGCATTTTCAATGTATTTTTTCGTTACGTCTTTGGCCGTGTTTTTATTCCCGTTATGGTACGCTGACAGTTGTTTCCCATCATATCCTCGCTTTGACGCTTCCCACTGCGCATATGTCATGTCAGATATAAGCCCGTCGCGTGTCCTACGCAGCCCGTCTGATGTATCTACCTCATCCACTGCCGCAATCAGCGTGCAGCGGCAGTTGTATATTTCTTCCGGTCTTCCTTGCGGGTCTCCTGGAAAACGCCAGCCATTAGAAAATTTCTTGTCCTGCGCCACTTGTTCGCCGTCAAGCATGGCATGAGAGTGGCGTGTACGCGAGTCCAGCGTGGCCAACCATTCTTTTTTGAGCTTAATGCCCATCTTCTCCGCTGCCGCGTAGCTATCCATGCGTCCGGCGTTCTGCGCGCCGGTCACGGCGGTTCTGGCTGTGCGGATGGCGCTGTCGCGGCTCATGGTGGTAATGCGCTTTTGCAGGTCGTCCGCCATGTGCTTGATGCTCTTTCCCTGCAAGATGGAGCTGGTGACACTCTTGGTAATTTGCTTTTTGCCATACTCGAGGTCAATGCCACGCTTTAATGCTCGCTTTGGCGGGTAATACGGCATTAAGTCCGGCTGCTCTACCATAAGCCGCTTTACCGTCTGCTCGTCCCACAGGTCAAAGCCGACGTTGCCCGCGACCTGCTCGATGGTGTACGCCGCATAGTTGCGGTTCAGGCTGTAAATACCCGGCGTTGCATCGTTGGTATAGGACACCGCCACAGTGTTTGCATCGGTCATGCGGTGCGCCACCTTGTCGCGCATGGCCTGGTATCGTTCCCCGCGTCCGATCTGATTCAGCCGCCATTGCTTATAGTCGGCCTCCGTCCATTCCTTACCGTTCTGCACGGTGCCGATCAGAGCCTTCATTTCCTCGTCGCGCTTTTTGAATTGCTCAAAATATGCGTCGATGGTAGCTTGCAGCTCTTTCCCAGCCTCACGGTATAGCTTTGCAATACGATGTTCCAGCTTTGCAAGCTCCTTGTCGGTCAGCTTGTGGCCGCGGTCACTGTTCGCCATCGCCGTTCACCTCCGGCGCATCCGGTTCCGCAAAGCTCCGGTCAATCTCTTCTGCCGCCTTCCGCTTTGCCATGTCCTCGTACTGGTCAATGTCTCCGTTGATCGTCAGCAGCTTCTTTGTGATGTATTCGTCATCGTAATACGCCGCGCCCAGAAGGATATTCTGCGTTTCCTCGCTCTTGTTGATAATCTGATTGCGCGTGTAGCTCGGCTGGTCCTCAATGCCTGCCAGACGCAAAATTTCCACAATAAACCGCGTGACCTCGGATTCAAACTTGTCCGTCTTCAAATCCAGAGGCGCATAGCTGGCCTTAATTGCCGTTGCAGTCTGGTTTCCAGCGGACACAGCTGAAGCGTCAAAGCACTGGAAATCTTCATAGAGCTTCTTTTTCAGCATGTCAATGGTGCTGCTGGTGCCCTCATAGGGAGCCTCGATGGTCTTGCTCTCCACCTTTGCGCCGTCGTCGCCGTTGGCGTGGGCAACATGGGTAGTTTTCAAGCGCTCCACAAATTTCGCGTCATCCAGATCGTCCATGCCGTTGCAGTTAGAAAGCACCCAATAGATCAGGTTGCCCTCGTCCACGTTGTTGACCATGTTAGAGGACGCCAGATCCAGCGCGTCAATGGTATTGCGCTTGCCGACGATCTCGGATAGACACCGCTTATTGTTTTTCAGCGGCACGATGGGGAAACTCGGATAATTCCCGCCGTCATAGATTTCGGTTTCGCCGACTTCCGCCTTGCGCTCGATCAGCTTATAGCTGCGCTTCGGCTGCATGACGGCCATATCCTCGCCGCTGGGCTGGAAAAACTCGGTAAAGCCGTCGATCTCATACAGCGTCGCTCTCAGAGGCTTATCCTGTGCCACCTGCCAGAACCGGATACCGGCTTTCATTGCACCGTCCTCTTCATCATAGAGGGGGACGAACTCAAGCAGAGAGAACACCCGCAAATGCGTCAAATCCCAGAAGCCGAAGGACACGCCTGCGATTTTCGCTTCACGCGCCGCATCCATGACTTCCTGGTCAAAGTCTGGGCATAGCTTGTTCGGCGTTTCCTTCTCCGCAAATGTCACGCCGTTACCCAGAAGATAGGAAACCTCCTGATCGACCGCCAGGCCGAAGAACCGGCTGGCCAGTTTATGGTTTGCCGTCCACATATCCGTGTGGCTACGCCCCTGCATATCGTAGATGATCTTTTCATAGCGATTAATGGTCGGATTCAGGCCGTTGTAATATTCCTCCGCATCCGCCGCCGTCTTGTATGCGTGTGAGCTTCGATGCTCGTTGATTGCTCCGCGAATAAACCCGATCCGCGCCTGGTCACTTTCTCCGACCGCAACAAGGTCATTGTAAGTTTTGATAGCCTCTCACTCCTATCTGCTCCAAATGGGGACATAATCGCGCTTATACGCTTTATTTTTCAAAATCGTATAGGCAAAATAGCGCGTTTCGTCCATTGCATGGTCGTTTTCCTTGATTGGCCTGTCGTCGGCGGATTTTTCGTCCCACCGATATAGCCCAAACTCGCGGATGCAGTCTTTGCAGTTGCGATGCACCTTGAGAATGCCGTCCTGCAAAAACCGTGCCGTAGTCATAATGCCGTTGGTTACGTCGTTGTTGGCCTTTCGCACCATATAACCGCGCCGCCGCAAAACCTCGATAAACGAGGCGGCAGACGGGTCAACGATGATGCTTTTGACATCCGCCTCGCCGATGAGCTTTTCGATTTCGTCGGCGTATTCCTCGTCCGTCTTGTTCTTCTGGTTCTCGCGCCCGGAATAGTAATACTCACGGATGCGCGTGGCCGCCTTGCCGTCCCAGCACCAAAGTCCTGCAGAAAACGGGTTAAGCGTGCCATAGTCGCAGGAAACATAGTATTCTCCCTTTTCCGGCAGCTCGTCCACAATGCAGCTCTCGTCAAACATGGGATAGATCAGCCCCTCGGCCAGCACCCACAGTCCACGGATGTAACGATCATAAAACACGCCCGTAAACATCGACTGATACCGCTCCAGCGTTTTCTGCGACAGCCCGGGGTTGTCTGTCATTTCAAAATGCAGATACAGCGCGTTCCGCTCTCGGTGCCGCTTGATCCACTCTGTGTAAAACCAATGCTGTGGGCTTCCGGGGTTGCAGGAAAACCACAGTTTTGCCCCGTCCACAGAGCAGCGGGTCAAGGCCTGTTCCACGAACGAGCGCGGCATCAGCACAACTTCGTCCAGCAGCACACCCGCCAGCGTCCGGCCTTGGATCAGTGTATAGCTGGCCTCATCCTTGCCGCCGAACACCTCAAAGTAATTCGTCACGGCTCCGCGCCGCACTTCCATCACCTTGTCGCCGCGCCGCCAGCGGATGATATAACGTTCCTTTGCAAGGCTCATCGCTGTGAACGGCACGATGATATTCTTGGTGCAGCTATCCACCGTGCGGCCACACACACCGAAGCGCTGACCGCTGAAATTCTCCATCGCCCAGCGGACAAACGCCCACATCATGATGGAGGTTTTGCCGGAACGCACGGCGCCGTCGCAGATAAGCGCGTCGTATTTGGAATACGGAAAGGCCATGATTTTCTGCTGCTTCTCTGAAATCATAGGACGGCCTCATAACTCACGTGAAAAATCTCGCTCTTACATGGATAAATTTCTCCATTTACGCCCCGAATAATATAATCTCCGGCTTTAGCAATCATTGTCCCTTCAAGCGTCTTTATCTCGCACCATGCCGGATTCGGATAATGCTTGCCAAAGTCATGGGTAACAATTGTATTTTCCGAAACTGCATTCCAAAACCAATCTTCTCCGACAAGCCCTCTTGCGTTTAACTGAAATGCTTCAATAACAACCGGCTTTTTTCTATATTTACCCATCGCTCTCCAACCCTTCTGCCATTTCACGCAGGCTCACACTCAATGCGTCATCCTGCGTGTTGTCAGTCGGCAACCCCAGCTCCACAATATCGCGCTGCCCAAGGTACTGTTTCCCCAGCCAAATAGCCATGCTTGCGTTCTTTGCCGCAAGCTGCCACTGACTCCGACGCAGTGAAATCTTCCCCGCTCCTCGCTTTTGCCTAAATACCTCGGAAAAACTGGCATGATAGGTGCGTTTACACCAACTATCCAATGTTTTATCGGTCACGTCAAACCAGCCGCAGATTTCCTCAAGCGTGCATTGCAGGCCGCAGAGGTTCTCGAACTGCTTCTGATCTATTTCCTTTCTTGGCCTGGCCATACGCACCCTCCTTTCTCTGCTGGCGTTTAATAAACTTCTCCATGTCCCGCTTTAGGTGCGGGCTGCTTGTTTTTTCGATGATTGCCCGCGCCTCTTCAATCGTCATTCAGAAGCACCGCCTTTTCTCCGGTAAACTTTTCCCATCGATCAATAATGACATCCGCATACTTCGGATCGTACTCCATGCAGAAAGCGTGTCTGCCATTCTGCTCCGCTGCCATGATCGTTGTGCCGGACCCAGCGAACAGGTCAAGCACATTCTCGCCCGGCTTACTGGAGCACTGCATCTGGTAATCAAACAGCTTAATCGGCTTCATGGTCGGATGCTCCGCAGATTTGACAGGCTTATCAAAATTCAGCACGGTTGTCTGCCTGCGGTTCTTGAAGAAGTAGTGCTTCTTGCCTTCCGTCCATCCGTACAGGCAAGGTTCGTGTGCTTCCTCTTCAATCTCGCTCTCACCATACAGGCAAGGCTCATGTTTCCACTGGAAATCCTGTCTCCCCATCACAAGGGAGTTCTTCACCCAGATCAGACACTGCCGGACACGCAGCATCGCATCTCTGCACGCGCCTCGGAAGTTATACCCCTCGCTGTCTGCATGCCAGATGTAGAACGGAGCACCGGGCTTCATGACCATCGCCGCATTGGAGAAAGCATCCGTCAGGAAACGCCTGAAGGCCGTATCCTCCATATTGTCGTTCTTAATCTTCCCGGCGGTGCCCTGATAGTCCACATTGTACGGGGGGTCTGTGAGCAGCAAATCCATTTGTGCCCCCCCCACGAGCTTCTGTACGTCTGTCAAAGACGTGCTGTCTCCGCACATAAGGCGATGGTCTCCAAGCTGGTACACATCGCCCAGTTTGCTCTTCGGCTCTGCCGGTAAAACAGGATCGTAGTTGTCCTCTACCACTGACGTGTCGAGTTCATCACGCAGACCCCAATCAAAGTCAAAAGCAGACAAGTCAAGCCCCGGCAGCTCATCAGCCAGCAGGTCAAAGTCCCAGTCGCTCTCGTTGCTCTTGTTATCTACCAGCCGCAGAGCGTTCACCTGCTCCGGTGTCAGATCGTCCACGCAGACACAGGGCACTTCTTCCATGCCCAGCTTTTTTGCCGCCAGAGCGCGGCAGTGGCCGATTACAATCACGCCGTCGCAGTCAATCACAATCGGCTGCACAAAGCCGTACTGCTTGATGCTCTCCGCAACATTGTTGATTTGCCGTTTATCATGCTTTTTTGCGTTGGCGGCATACGGCACAATATCCGCAAGCCGCCGTTTTGTGATTTCCATGCTTTCCTCCTTGTTTGTCACCAGCCCCCACCCCTTGGCTACAGTAACAGTCTTTCCCCTCCCATGCGGCCTTCTGGAAGCTCTCAAACATGGGTTACACAGTTTGCCCGCAGGGGGCAATGTCTTTTCCCCGTCCACTTTACGCAGACAGACGCTTTGTGTTTGTCTGCATAATGAACTCTTTTACTTGGTCATATCCCCATCCGCAGTCTACAAGACCGCTCACAAGGCGTTCCATAGACTGCACAGCAGACAGTTCATCGGAAGAAAAGCAATCACGCGGATTCCCTTTTGTATCAAGGCCGTATTCCTCCCGCAGTTGTTTTGCGTCCTTGCCAAATAACGCCTTGTAAATACAGTTCGTATAGACGGAATATGCATGCCCGTGCATACGGTCATTTTCTGCGGACTGCTGCAGTGCTTTTGTCAGAGCATGCCGTACCGCTACGCCTTTTTCTCTTTCGATCAGTTTCCCGCGCAACGCAGCTTCCATCGCATTAAACTGCTTTATGTACGCTTCCTTAAATTTCATGGCAAGATCACCGGTATAACTCATCGCGAGAATGGTAAATCCATCCCTTGTCATAAAATACATCGGCTGCTTTTTACCTTGCGCGTTATCGTAGAAGGACTGCCCAAAATTGGACAGTCGAAAATCTTCACTGCAGCCCAATTCGCGTATGTCTCTTAAAACATGCCTGTGGTCTTTGCCAAATGTTTCAGAAACATCAAGGCTTGTACACACCGCGCGATCTTCCTTCCCGACTTTCATAATTTCTACCAGCATTTTCATCAATCCTTTCTCGTTGATTTTTGTTTGGCAGACTATTTGGGGCACATCCCTTGCAGCGGTCTGCCAGCGCATTGTTTGTGCGGCATTGCAGTCCTGCCCTGCTTTAGCGCTTCAGGGAAAGTCCCCGTCACTCGCTGTGGTCTCCCCTTACGGGGCACCTATGCCGCATATAGCAACAGCCCGCAGGATAACCCCGCAGGCTGTCATGATCGCGTTGTGCCGGTACGCCCGTTTCCGAGTCCGCTTGCGCGGTGCGCCCAATACCGGCGGCGCATAGAAGGGAGGAAAAGTGATGATTGGGAAATCGCGTGAATGCCACTGTCCTATCATCCACTGTACCTATTGTAGCACATCATTAGGCGGAATCTGTATCACCTTTCACGAGTAACCCTGCATATTTCGCTACATCATGCAGAAATATTTCCTTCCTCCGGCTGAATGTTGCCTCGCTAATCCCAGGAATCACGATCTTGTTGCGAGAGTATTTGTGCTTGCCCTGGCAGTTGCGCATAATGCCATATATTAGCTGCCGCCGGATTGTATCGCTGCCGATATCTCTGCCGCAGCGGTCTATAGCGTATTCCACCGCCAGCATCTTCTGCGTCTCCGGCCATCGCTCTATGGCTGCAAGCTGCTCCGCCTTGCTCTCGGCTGGTCTGCCGGTGCCTTGTCCTCTTGGCATGCCCTCCGTAGCACTATGCGTCCCGCCCAGGATCTCCGCCCGGGCCTCGCGATACGCCCGCACCCGGCGCGGATATCCACGCACATAAGCAATGCACTCCAACCGCACATCATAAGGCAGCGTCGCCTTTTTGCTCATTTCCCCTCCTTTACTCCGCACTGTTCACCAGCTTATATTCGCCACGCAGGGCCTTTTCTATGTCCGCCATCTTTACATAGCCGTTGTTTTTGGCCTCCACCAGCTCCACAAGGCATTGCTGTAAGTATTCCAGGCTACGGGTGTCGTGCTCGTCCGCCGTCTCCTCCCGCACATGGAATCCGAGCTTGTCCAGCAGCACGCAGGAAACATTGTCCATGCATTGTTTGGTGCCATCCAGGCGGCCCAGCTCGTATGCCTTGGCCGGATTATTTGGCACCGGCTTCCCATTAACTCTCTTGAGCATCGCAGTCACCTCTATCCTCGAACCGGCACACGCCGGGATAATTGGCCACCGGGCAATAGTCCGCGCACGCTGGGCAATCCGCATTGACGCATATTTCGTCCTGCATCCATTTGCAGTCATCAAGCATCGGTTTCACCGTCCTTCCGTTCGCCGTAGGAGCAAAAATCGTCAGGTTTAGGTGCATCTTCTGGGATAATCCGGATGGTCTGAAAGAGCCAGCAACCAAACCACCCCCCGTCGTTATTATCCGCAAACCACTTGCATTCCTTACACCGCACCACCGGGGCAACATCAGCAGCTGGCAAATTCTCCGCATATTCCAACACCGATTCAATGCCGTTTATAAAATGCCTGTTGCCGTTCTTTCTGTCGTAATGATCGCGACGGATGGGGAATTGCATCAACGCGCCTCGCTCGATGTATTCAGCCATCATTCACCCTCCGCATCGCAATCTTCAAGCATCACTTTTATTGTTGCGATGTTCGCCCGGATAATGTCCATTGTCACATCACTTTGGATGTGGTGTGCAAAAACTGCCTTGTCTGTTGCATCAGCGTTATAGTATCCGGTAAATGTCTCACCATCCGGGGAAGTTGCTGCAATGCACAGGCACGCTGGCTTAAACTCGGAAATAACTTTCAGGGATTCTTCCAGCCACTTGGAATACGGTTGCTTTGTGATATCGTTCATTCACTCCACCTCCTGCATCCAGAACTCACGGCGACAGTCAGTGCATTTCCTGTTGATGTCTATACATCTGCCTCCATCCGTCCTATGTGAATGAAAAATTGGGGCGGGGCATACGCCCAACACGCCGTTATCATCTATCTGTGTCTCAGGATATTGCTCCAGAAACACGTCCTGCCGTGTCTTGCGTGGATGTGCAGCCGACCATTCCTCAACAATAGCAACAATCCTGGTATCCTTAACCATATTTTCTAACGATTGACATTCGCAATCATGTGCAGGGCATGACACACAAACATCACAAACATTGCACATTCGGCGGAGTTCTTTAATAAACTTCACGGCATCCATATTGTCAACCCCCTATCTCATATGTCGTTTTCCGGCCTTTGCAAACCTCGCGCTCTGCCGCACATAGCGCTCCCGTGCGGCTGTGTTGGAACAATCCACCCAGGGCTTTTCCTCCAGCCGCTGGTCCTCATATGCCCGGAACGCCTCGCAGCTCTTCCGGCAGGCCCCGCAGGGGAGCCTGTCCGGGCAATCTTTTACGCAGGGGCTTTTCACCTGGCCCACCTCACGATCTTTTCCCGCACACCCCATTGGAGTGCATCATCGTGGCTGTCAAAATACAGATCCAGCCTATTCCCGGCAATGGCACCGCCGGTGTCCTGCACGGTGTATGTATGGCCGTCCAGTTCGACTTCCGTACCCATCGGCAACACATCCGGGTCTGCGGCGATCGTCACGCCCTGGGTGGCTTTTGCACCAGTGGCTGTGTAGCCATTTGCGTACGCCCCACAGCATTTTTCACAGGGGCAGTACGCCGTGACGGTAAACACGCACGTCCGCGTCTCCTGGGTCTCCTGCGGCTCATCGCGGGGCAGAACCACCATCGGCGGCACAACTACAGTCTCCGTCGTTTGCCCGCTGTCCTCTGTGGCAGACGCAATGCCCAAGGCCCCCAAGATTGCTACAAGCAGCGCCGCGATTAACACGCTTCTTTTCACCATTCCACCGTCACCCGCCCTTCATCCGGCATCAGAACCCGCAGATTCGCCAGCAAGGCTTCCCGGTCTCCGCTCATCTCCAGTCGGGCATGCAGCAGCTTCACGCCAGTATTCGGCTTTTCGGCTTTCGGCGCATCGGAGATGATGTGCCCCCCTCAACCCGTGCATCTGCCGTACGTATGTCCACCGCATCCGCATTAGCCCACTCCATGATTTTACGCTGCCACATCTCCGCGTTTCTTCCGCCGCGCCGGAAAGGTGCGCCTACCCTTTCGGCGTAGGCTCTAATGGTGTGATCGGATGCGCCCATTTCCTCCGCCAGCCATTTGGCCGTACCACCGAAAGATTGCATGTTGCGGAAAAACTCACGCTTCAGATCCTCCGGCATAGCCTTAAATTCATGCCACGGCATAGGCCGCGTGATATTATAGCTTTTCACTTCTCCGTTTTTCTCCTTCCTCTGCTTTTCGGTGAGGGTGTCGCTGGGGAGCGAGCATCCACCGCGTTTTCTGTTGATGTGAGCGAATGCACCCATCGCTATGCGTTTTTTCTGCATGCAGTCGTAATCAAAATCATTCATAGTCTGCTATGTACACCTCCGTCCGGGGGTTATCCTTGTCGTACAGCACCCGGCTCCCGTCGTGGCTAACTATAATGCCACTGTGGTCGTCTTTGAGCACACCGGCCCTTACCAGCACATCGTCGATGGATTCCAGCAAATTTGTCAAATCCACTCGCCGCCGGGTAGGCATATAAAACAGGCATTTGACCTCCACAGGATCCTCAATAAGACGCTGCAGTGTGGCAATTTTGCAGTGCCATACAGCTTCCGCCTCGTAGTCCATATACTGCTGGGACGGCATAATAAACGGCTTCCCCGTTTTGCTGCTGTGCATGATCCGCATAGAATTTTTCTTTGTGATTGGTGCCAGCGGCACCGTGATCTCAATCATCGTCTCCCTCCTCTATGGACACCGCCACATAGCCGGGCCGTCCTTTGTACCGTCTACCGCTGTTGTATACTGCCTTGTAGATAGAGCGCCAGTTAACATGGCACATATTGGCAAGCTCAATGACGGAATCAGACACCGCCTCCGGTAGCTCGTACTTGTCCCGGCTTACGCGCATGTAGATTGTCATATTACACCGCCAATCCGTCCAGAAGCTCCTCCACGGTCATCTGACCCGGCACCTGCATTGCTTTTGCAAGCATGCTGTATGTGGCCAGCTCGTCCAGTGCCCGCTTGCGGTACATGGCAAGGAGCATCTTCTTCTCCTCGTCCGTCTCCGCCAGTTTGTAGCCGCCATCCGGCAGAGCCACAATGGGCACCCCCTGCCGCCGCTGGGCTCGGATCATGTGCCTGTTTGCTCTGTCCGGCATACCGGTGAGCGCTTCCAGGTTCTTCCGGGTGTATGTAATGCCGGGAATCATGCGTAATGTGGTCATGTCAATCCTCCAATCCGCCCCATTGATCCGCCATTGCTCTGGCAATGCCGGGGAAGGTTTTGCTTCGCTCTTTTGCATGGTTGCTACCCAACCACCAAATCCTGGCTCTTTCTTTTTCCGGAAGCGTCATCATATACTCATACACATTGTCCGTTTCTTGTAGCGTTGGAAGATTTTTAAGACACAAGCATGTCTTTTTCTGCTCCGGATGGCCAAATTGATACGGATTGATGATTTGATCGGGTTTACGATAGAGCGAACTCATAACACAAATCGGATTTTCTATGGCGATTTTTTCAACATTAGCTTCTGCGAATTTCAAGAAAAAAGCAGCGGCTTCATATTTTAGACTGAGCGGTTTCACGCCCTCTTTGAACCAACGCATACCCGATACAGCCAAATGGGTACATGGTGGATGTGCAATCAGCAAATCCCATTTGCCCACATCATGCGTCTGTCCGTCCATCGTGGTCACTTGCCCCCCCTTGATAACCACAAGGGCATCGCCTAAAATGTGCCACTCTGGGTGGCCGCCGGACGGTTCCTGTATGTCACAGCTATACGATTCATGGCCTTTTGCCCGAAACGCTTTGCATACCTCCTGCGATTCTTCGCAGGCAACCAAAACTTTCATTTCAGCCTCCAATTCCGCTTTTTGCCGATGTTCAGCATATAATCCCTCGCCCGCTGGTTAATTCTGCTCCCGATGGCTTCATCCCAGCTCAAAATGCGGTCAATGGTCAACTCCGTGGAGATGATCGTGATTGCATCCGGGTCAATGTACCGGGCATTCAGCAGGTCAAAGGCGATGTTTTTGTCGGCATCTGTAACGCTGCCCTTTAGAAAATCGTCGATATAAAGCGCACGGACGGTTTTCAGCGGGTGCATGGCTTCGGCGTATGCTTCCGCATCGTTTACCTTTGCCTTGATTGCCGGAATATCTCCCCGCCATTGCACATACCGCACAGGGATTCCGCCGTCCATCAGCTTGGCGCAAATCGCCGTACACAGGTGGGTTTTCCCAGTTCCGGGAGAACCGCCGATGAAAAACCACTTGCCCTTCCAGTCGGTCAAATACTTCTCCGCCGCTTGCTTTGCGGCCTGTTGCCAATACTCCTGCGTTTGGAACGCCTCGAATGTACAGTTATCCAGCAGACCGGCCAGCCCGGAACGCTCCATGCGAATTCTGTTTTGCCGGATGATCTCGCATTTGCAAGTGCTGCTCACCAGTTCGCCGCTTTCCGTGCGCCGGACGGTGTAGCCCAGCCCGCCGCAGATGTCACAGCCATGTTCCGACATGGTATTCTTGCTTTGTTGGCTGTTCACCGGCTTCCTCCTTTCTGCGCTTCTCCCATGTTCTGACGGCAGCCTTCCAGTCCTTCATGCGGTTTTTCCCAACCATCCATCCCTTGCTGGCGTAGAAATCGACGAACTGCTGTGCGTCAACCGCAGACCCCCGTTCGGAGATATAAGCCTGAACTTCGGACAAAGAAGGCGGAGAGAAGCGCGCCTCGCGCGCATTATTCTCGCTTCTCGATTCTCGTATATCGATTCCCGATTCTCGATTCTCGAATACGGGAACATCTGCATTCATTTGTTCGCAAATGATTTCATCTGCTTGCGTAGGCTCTACAGGCTCAGGATATTTGCTTTCCTTTGCTCTCTGGTTCTGATACTTACCCCATGTTGGTAGGTAGAGGAAGCGCTTGCCCTGTGAAGTATAAAGGGTAACCAATCCAGCACTCGCCAATCCATGAAGGGCGTTTTCTACAGTTTTCAGAGTAAGATTTTCTTTCAAAGGAAATAGCCTGTTTTTGATAATTGCAGCCCGTCCGTCATAGCGCCCGAAATCATCGCAAGAAACAATCAGCCGATAGAACAAGACCTCCTCGAACCACGAAAGCCCATCTATGCTGTCGCTGGTGCAGATGCTCTCGCGTATTATTCTGTTCGGCATCGGCGCACCGCCTTAAAACGGAAGGTCGCCGCCGTCGTCCTCGATTTCCTCAAAGGTGGGAGCGGAATTCCCGGCCGGTGCGTCCTCGCGCTTACTGTCGCCGAAGTAGATATTGTCGGCCACCACCTCCGCGATGCGGCGCTTGTTACCCTCCTTATCCGTCCAGTCCCGCATCTGCAAGCGGCCCTCCACCACAGCCATGCGGCCCTTGGTGAAATACTTAGCGGCGAACTCCGCTGTATTGCGCCAGGCAACCACATCGATGAAGTCCGTTTCCTTGGTGCCGTCCGCGCTCTTGAAGTCGCGGTCCACAGCCAGCGCAAAGCTGGTAACGGCGTTCCCGCCCTGTGTCCTCCGTAGCTCCGGGTCCCGGGTCAAGCGGCCCATAATAAAAATTTTATTCAGCATTCTTTTCCTCCTGTTCCAGGTAGTTTTTCCCAAACTCCCTTATGAAATCTTCTTCTGTCCAGCCCTGCTCCCGCATGGCCCTTAATTGGCCGTATCTTTGCAGCTGCCGCATTTTTAAGGCGTTGTTGTGTACGGCGGTTTTCGCGAAAATATGGCACCTGTTATGGCACAGATACACCACAAGGCCGTATCTCTCACTTTTCTTGCGGTAAGGGCCCGGGAATATGTGGTGCCGGTCCAGTGGGTCCTGTGCGCCGTTTCTGCCGCAAAGGAAGCACCGTTTCTCATCCAATGCCCTGCGCCTCCTCCCATCGAGATTTCAGCGCATCCAGCTGCTGGGGTGTCATGGTCTCAATCCCGGCCTCCCGGCAGTCATCGGCGATCGCGTCTATCAGTCGCGACATCTGCAAGGTGTCATAGGTGCTGGATCCGTACCACACCGTAACGCATACGCATCCGTCGAGCTTTGAGGGAAACCGCTCTGCCATCCAGCCGATGCCCTTTGCCGACCAGCTCTTACAGAAGAAATCGGCTGACTTTTCGGGGATGCACACCACATCGCTGACCCCGGGAATTTGTTTTATCTTCTCCCGATAAATATCCTCCGGGCTTAACCCGTAGTGCGCCGCCAGCTTATCCATCAGCACCCACGCATAGGCGTTGGCATCCAGGCTCCGGCCCCTGCGTTTAATCTGCGCCGTGTACTCCTTGCCGGGCTGCAGCTCGTCACACACGGCCATTGCCGCCCGGGGGGACTGCACCCTAAGGCACAGCCACGCCCCATCGCTGTCCTGCTGCCACCTGGCGGCGGTCACATCAGCCTGCAGCATTGTCCTGCTCCTTCTTGGCAGCCTTCATGCAGTCAGCGCACATCTGCGCTCCGTAGCGGCCCTTGGAATACTTAACCATATCCTTTACCGTCCACATTTCGCCGTTGCGCTTCCTTACAGACACAATGTCAGATCCGCACCGCTCACACACAGGTGCGGCGTTCCGCTCTTTCTCGTCCAGTTCGGCGGAGGAAATCTTGTCCGGGTCTTCTCCGGTGGGAATCGCAAACGTCCGCAGCCACATGTACTTAAATGCGTATGTCATGGCCTTGCCGCTGCCCTTGTCCTGCGTGTCCGCACCATCGCCGCAGGACGCAATTTCGATGTATTCCTCCGGCTTTTCCAAATTGACCATGCGGTAAATCACATCCACATGGGTGATGTTGCCGGTGCGGTTGGCCGTCTGTGCGATGGGGTATACAACCAGTTTGTGTTTCAGCAGCTCCGCCCGCATGATGGATGTGACTTTCTCCTCGCTCAGGGCTTTATACTTGGTGCTGCCGAACTCCACATGATCGTCCTTTGCAAGATACTGGACATCCTGCATAATCGCAGCGATCTTCTCGTAGATATTCAAAATTCTTCCTCCTCGTCAATGATTTCCAGCGGGCAGTGCGCACCAATGATTCTTGTGTCCATCAGATACTCGCCCGTTCTCCTGCACTGGTTGCGGGAATATGTTTCCAGCAGAGGGCAGAGGTTACACGCCATATGGCCCTCCGGAAAGTAAATCTCCACGGATGTCTTGATGTACCGCGATACGCCGCCCTCGCTCATTCCCACGCCTCCTCGATATACTCCTCATTGTTGCTGACGCACTCACCACAGAGCCAAACCCCCTTGTAATGCAATGCACGATCCTCCTGAATCGGCTCCCCGCAGCAGTCGCACACGGGGCGCCGGTCGGTCTGCCTGTCCTGCTCTGCGGCGTAGCACTCCGCGTCCCATACCGGATCAGTTGTCCACATCGGATGCATCCTCCTTTTCCGGCTCCAGCTTCCACACATCCCGGGTGACCTTGGAAACCTGGGGGATATCCCCCGCATACAGGGCGGATAGGAAATCGTCCTCACTGGTTCCGCACAGAACAAAGTGGGGCTCTGTAATGACCTTGTACCCGGAATATACGGTTGCCTTGTTGCTGCCGCTAACCAGGTCGCCCACCTCGGCCACATCGCACTCCGACCGCATAGCTACCCGGATGCCGCACTTTTCAGCCACGATGGCATAGTAATGTTTTTGCATCTTTATTCCTCCCAAATTCTCACTTGCCGGGTCTATCCAGCTTGTCCACCAGCTTCACGAACATCCACGCCACCGTAGCCGCGCCGATGATGACCAGCGTCAATGTGTAACCGTCCATGTTTACTCCTCCCGCTCCGCAATCCACGCATCCAGCTTCTTTTTGAAAATCTGAAATACCCGGCTGCGGTCGGTGCGGATGCACACGCCGAAGGGGTACACGCCCTGCTCCAGGCCGTCGGCCAGGGTGTCAGAACAAAGGCTCAAGCCTTTATCTCTAAGATACTTCGATGCCTGGTGCAGCGTCATGGTTTCGATCATTTGTCATCCTCCTTCTTCAACAGCTCGTCCACCGTGCAGCCGTACAGCTCGGCGATCTCCGGCAAGCGGCTGGCCCTCGGTGCCTGCGTGCCGGTCTCCCACATGTAAACCGCCGCATCCGTCACCTTTAGTTTCTCGATGACCTGCCGGACACTTAGCCCAGCGGCCAACCGAGCGCTGCGAAAACTCATTCTTTCACCTCCAGTTTGCATTTACTTAGTTTTCGTTGACTGTGGCGGGGGAATTTGTTATACTGCCTTTAGCCCTTGCGGCAAATTTAAGGAGGTGGACTTTTTGACCAACCTTTTGACTTTGCCCGTTCCAGACCGAAGTACCGGCGCAATGCGATAGGGTCAGGCTGCCCCAGAACTGCCAAAGTGAGCGGTGCGTCACAGAAACGGAAGTCCGTTTTTCGTCAGACTGGCATTTCCGATCCGCAAGAATGACGGCTTGGCCATCGGCTAAGGATTGCCGGTGAACAGTCTGTGCAGCGCACTCTGGTAACAAATCTGGGAGGAAAACGCCCGCAAACGGACTGCGGGTGTTTTTCTTTTCGCCTTTTCCTCCTCTCCGCAATCAACAAAAACTAAGTTTTTCTTGACAACTTAGCAAACTGTGGTATTATGGAAGTGCCAACAACCCTTAATATTTTCCGCAGTCCGCTAAGTGCAGGGGGGCTTGGTTTTGTATTGCCTCCCGCCGATTCTTATTATAACTAATTAGAAATTATAAGTCAACCACTTTCTATTAGTTTTTATTAGTTTTGGCGAACTGCACAATATACACGAGGTGCAAATGGACGCTATAGACAAAATCAACTTTTACTTGAGCAAAAAGGGCAAAAATGGAGCCGATTTAAGCCGCGCATTAGGGCTATCAAATAGCATTTATAGCCAATGGAACACGCGGAAAACTAAGCCGTCAAATGCTCGCCTTCCCGCTATTGCCGAATATCTCGGCGTTTCCGTAGAGGACATTATGCCGGACGATGTAGCCGCCAACGCAGCTTCGAAGGGCGCAAAAAAAGCCCCCGATCCGGAGATCGAGGGCGTAATGGAAGATGAAGATTTGAAAGAAGCTGTCGAGCTTTTGAAAAAAATGGATAAGGAAACCCTGCGGATTTTTATTAAAGCCGCCCGCGGGGCTTTGGAGAATTAATTATGAGTATTTCGTGGGGTGAAATCGGCGTTTCCGCCTTTTCTGTTTTGGCATCCGCCGGAGTGTCTGTCTACATTTCTAAGCGGACAGCAAAAGCAGAAATCGAAAAGCTGCGGGCAATATGGGCGCACGAGAAAGAGACCGCTTGCGATTCCGATTTTGATGCGATGGTTGCCGCCGTTTCCTTATATGCAAAGTATCCGTCTCTTGCAAACTTTCAGTCCGCTACCAACGCCGTCGGCATTTATCGCGCAAAAGCCACGGGAGAAGCGGCGGAAAAGGTTGACGAACTCAGCCGTTTAATCGTGAGGGAATGCCCAAATCGCGCAGCAGTATCCGACCAGCTGCAAGCCGTAATTGAGTGCAAGCGTAAAGCGTAGCTTTAAAAGGTCGCCTTGCCCTGCTCTCCCTCTTTCCAAAACATATCAAGTTCACCGGAAAAAAGATTCCTGGCAATTTTGTAAAGCTCACTGATGGCTGTTTCGCGGTCAACGCCGTCCAGCTCAAGGCCGATTTCGCGCTCGTAGCCGTTTTCTTTACTGATAGCCCAAATTTTCATTTTATCGCCTCCATAATTTTATCAAACTGATCGCGGGTCATTTTACTCGCCAAAGAAATCGCCTCAGAAAGTAACGCAATATGCTCTGCATTCTTTATTATATCACATTTATTTCCCGTTTCACAGCTTACAATTTCCATTTTTATACTTTTCTGCTTCCAATCCACATTATTTCTCCTTTCGGTTTATCTACCTATAGTCAAAATATGGCATTTGTTGCATAGTTTAGGGCAACAAGGCGAAAAATTTTAGGGGAAGTGTTTTCTGTGATGATCTTATGTGATTTATCCCCACCGCCCCCGCACCGGACGGTGGGGATTTTTTGCCGCCTATCGCCGTCACCGGCTCTTGGCCGCATAACCACGGTATCAGTTTGCTGTTTGGCAAGTCAATACAAAAACCGGATAATATCCGATTAGCCGATAAAAACAAGCGGAGATGTTTGCCCAAAATAGGGCAGGAGGGGAAGAAATGGAAAAAACTTTGCAGGATATTTGCAGAGAGGCAAAAGAGGACCAGCATCTTACCACGCAAGACTTAGCCGATTTAACAGATCTGTCATCGTCCACGATCAGCAATTACTTTTCTGCTTCGTCAAAGGATCCAAGCCTATACAAAATGGGGCTTATATGCGCCACCCTCGGTGTGTCTATAGATGAGTATTTCGGTATCGTAAAGAGACCATCTACGGAGGAGCAGCTGGCAGAGGCACACAGAGCAATGGCCGATGCAGATGCAAAGCATAGCGCAGCCCTACGCATTGCGCACTTGGAGGGCGGCATGGAGCAACTGACCGGATCAGTGGCAAAGCATGAAAAAAAGGAGCGAGTATTGCAAATTTGGGTGTATATCTTGGCGTTTTCGCTGTCGATTTCCGTATCCATAATATTTGGATATTTGGCGTTTGACTCAAGCGTCCCGCAAACAGGGCTTATCCGCAACGGGAAGATTACATCACTCGGCTGGATGCTATTTGCGCTGCTTGCGGTAGGCGTCGGAGTAATCATTGCTGCGCTGATAAATGCACTGCGATATTACAGGCGCCATCAAACCGATAAAAATATAGGGCAGGAGGATAAAAATGGGAAAAGCAATGAGGAGGGCCAACGGAACCGGGACAGTGTATAAGCTCGCCGGGCGCCGCCGCAGGCCCTGGGTGGCCGCAAAGCAAAAAATCATTATAGGATATTACCCCACCAAAAAAGATGCTATGGCGGCACTGGAACGCCTTGCAGGCAAGGATTTAACGGAACGGTACAACATGACCTTTGCACAGGTGTTCGACGCCTGGAAAGCGGAGCATTACAAAAAAATAGGGCCAAACGGTATAGAGGGCTATGACGGCGCATTTAAAATTTTTGCGCCTCTGCACGACCGGAAGTTCCGGGAATTAAAAACGGCAGATTTCCAAGGCGTGCTGAATGCCCATATGCATAAATCCCATAGCACTGTGTCCAAGTATAAGCAGCTCATAACGCAGATGTCCACATGGGCCATGCGCGAGGAGATCATCACAACAAATTTTGCAAAATTCGTCCAGCTCCCCGAAAACACAAAAAAAGAAAAAGAAACATTTACCGATGCTGAAATAAGCAAGCTGGAGGCGGACGGCAGCGACACCGCAAAAATTATCCTTATGCTGATTTACACAGGCATGCGCATAGGGGAGTTGTTTTCCCTCCCGACTAAAGACTATCACAAAGATTATGTGATCGGAGGCGAAAAGACGGAAGCCGGGCGAAACAGGATCATCCCCATCCGCCCCGAAGGGCTCCCATACTTTTCCTACTTTGCAAATAAGGTCACCGGCCCGCTGCTCATATCCGGCTATGCTGGTGAAAAAATCCCAGCAAACTTCCGCCGTCGGGATTATTACCCGCTTTTGGAAAAATTAAAAATCCAGCGCAAAACGCCGCACTCCACCCGGCACACCTATGCGAGCTGGGCGAGAAAAGCGGGGATTGCTCCGGAGACGCTACAGAGGATCCTCGGCCACGCCAACTACTCCACTACCGCAAATATATATGTCCATACGTCAGCGGAGGAATTGGTGCAGGCCGTTAAAAAGGCGAAAATTTGTTAGTAGTTTGTTAGTTACCGACGGGAGCCAAGGCAGGCCTGTGCAAAATTACTCGGCGAAAAGTTGCAAAATCGCAACAAATGCTGTTGTTTTTATTAACTTTTGTGCTTATATATTCAGAACGGGTATATTTGACGTGCATGGGGTCACAGGTTCAAGTCCTGTACCGCGCACCAAAAAGTCCAGGAATCTCAAGGGTTCCCGGACTTTTTATTTTTGCCAAGATTAACTTTGTTAGTAATGTGTTAGTAGTAGCGATTTAGGTTAGTTTTTTTAGGACGCTGTTATAAGCTTTCTCATTGACGATTTTTAGGGTGTCCATAAGCTCGTCCATGACTTCCCACGCCCTATCCTGCGCCACATTCCCGACCGCTTCCAAAAATTCACTGCCGGAGGGTTTTATTGTCTTGGCCGGCGCAGGCTCTGCGGAATACAGCATTGGGGGCGCTTTCGCCTGCGGTTGCTCCCCGCCGTGCTCGTTACGGATAATGTAGAGAGCCGCCAGTTTCTCATAATTGGGCCAGCTTGATTCTTCTGTTTCCAGCCGTGCGATCCATAGTTTCAGCTCGGTTTCATCGATCATGGGGAATCCCCCTTTAATTCTCCATAAGGCTGACAGCGCGGCGCAGGGCATCCCTGACGCGCTCGTCATCAGTTTCCCGCATCATGTCGTTTAGCTGGGTGCGCAGATGCTCCGCGCCATCCGCACGGCTGTAATGTCCGCGCACATAGTGCGAGCCGCGCCGCGCGTAGGAACTGCCCCGGCCATAGGCGCCGCGCATATCCGCTTCCCAATCACCGCCGCCAGAATAGCCGTCGGATTCCATCATGTCAATTTTATCTATGTTCTTGATGGTTGCTGTCAGTTTGTGGGCAATTTCCAGGTCACCCGCACCCAATTCGCCTTTTCGGGCCAGTTCGTCGAGTTCGTTGCACAGCATATTGCGCAGATCATACATTGCTTTCTTGCTCATGTCCATTCTCCTTTCACGCGATTCTCTCAACCGTCAGGTTCGAGTTGGCGAAGTTGACGGCCTGAGTGCTGGTGTTTTCCATTGCGACCGTCAGGCAGCAGCCTTTCGGAACGCAGACCTGTGCGGAAACATAAATGTTAAAGTAGTTTTCTACCGCCGCAGGCGTGACGGTAGCCGTTGCACTGGTCAGCGGCTCTCCGTTGATGGCAAGCGCCGCCGTGATGGCCTCAACCGTGCCTCCGGTGGGAATAGCGATGTTGCCGCCAAAGGAGACCCTGAACAGAGCGCGGTTTTGATTGGTGATGCCGCGCAGCGTGACAATGCCTGCGCCCTGACGATGCACGATACAGGGCTTGCTATTGACCGCAGTTTCGGTCAGGGGAACGTTCTGGCCTGCGGCTACGCTCACAATATTCGCGTTTGTGTACTCTGCCAAAATAATCAGTCCTTTCTAAAGGGGTCGATTTCGACCCGGTTAAAATACAGCGGCGAGGCAATAGCCCCGCCGCGTTGTCGTAGTATCGGCACGGGGCCGAACATTTTGTTGACGTCAACAAAACATCGCCAACAAAAAGCTATGCTATGCAGTTGTCAGCAGCCGCAGCCCTGATTGCATCCGCAGCCGCCGTAACCGCTGCCCGCCCACGGGTTACAGGTAATGTAGGCTGGGGAAGGGCACGGGCGAAGCTGCGAGATCAGATAGTTGTTCTGCGCGGCCTGAGATGCCGCCAGCTTCAGATTCTGATTCTCGGTCTGGAGGTCGGACAGCTTGCTTTGCGTCAGGAAGTCGAGGATGGCGCGGCTGTTCTGGTTGTTCGCGTCAATGATGTCGCGCGTAGCCGTGTTGACCGTGTTGCGGGTGTCGCACGCCTGCGTCGCCATGTCATAGCGCACCTGCGCGATAGCCGCGCGATTCTCACAGCAGCAATTTGCGGCCTGCA